CGCATGCTCGTACAATTCCATGCGGTAGATCATACATCAGATAAAACCTCCGCGCATAGCCACATATTTCCCGTAGCTTATAGGGCATTCTCCGCGCTTTCGGCGCTCGTTGTTATATGTATCCAGCTCCCTTAAAAATGAACCGAGCTTGTCCCGCTCCCTTATTTTCTCGGCTTTTCTTTTCAATTTTAGTTGTTCTTGTGCTATTTTTTGATTTTCCATTCTTACCTTTTTAGCACATGCATCACAATATTTCCGAGACGAGTTCGGTCTCTTCAATATCATCGGAGCACCACACACTTCACACTGTCGCTCAATCATCATCGCACCTCCATTATTCGCTTGCTTCGTCATTCAAAGCATCTTTCAGTGCATCGGTATTTGCCAGTAAAATATGCATAACAACATCTGACAGTATGTGCGCAGCGGCAGCAGACTTATCGAAAGCCTGCATATTGTAATAACCGATTACTGTGTCGGTTGCATCATCTGATAAGCCAACCATCGCAATTTTATTTATTCTACGCTTTGCAAACTCATGCAGTGCTTCTGTAACCATCTCACTGTATGGTTGCGTCATATCATTGCTTATGATAATCGTGCTCATTATCGCACCTCCCTGAAACCACCAGACACGCCCACATAACAATAGGGCAGGACAGCAGTAATACAATTCCCACAGCCTTTGCGAAAGCTAACATCATTACAAGCATAGCGTATCCGCCCTGTATACACGCTCTGGCCTATCACATGTTGCTGGAGGTTCCAATGCTTTTCCACCTTGAGCGATAAACTTTTCCGCTTCTTCCCATCGGTCGCACAGCGGAACACTGTCCTGTTCCTTGAGCCATTCGGCATACAGTAGCCATTCAGCTATGTCTATATCCGCAATCGCGGTTGCAGCCTTATGCATACCACACCAAAAAATATAGTTATCTTCCGGCACAGCAACATCATATTTCCTACAATGCTCTGTGAATTTCTTTTTATTGAGTGAACGCAGTGCCTTATTGCGCTCGGATACAAATTTTTTAATATCTGGTCTATATGCTTTCATTTTGCGGCCTCCTCACACATTTTTACGGACTGTAAAGTTAAATGAAAGTTGAGGACCCGTCAGCCCTTCTGGTACAATGGTTTTACCACAAACCCACGTACCTCCCGAAAGGAGACGAGTCCTCATGGCAAAATTGTATCAAATAAGCTGCCCGAAGTGCAACAACAAAACGGATTTTTATCGCTACGGAAAAGATTCGCATGGACATCAAAAGTATCGTTGCAAGAAGTGTTGGTATCAGTGGGCACCGGAAACGCCGGAGCGTGTTTATACTCGAACGAAGAGCTATCCTTCCTGTCCTATTTGCGGCAAGGCAACTTTCCTGCACCATGATATGGAGCACTACAGCGACTACCGCTGCTGTGACAAGAAGTGCAACCACTCCATGTTTGTACCGAAGCCTACCGCTATCTCTGCTCCGTCCATGTCCCAACTCTTTGGAAAGACCGATTTCAAGCGGATACGCTACCCTGTTCATGTGATTCTAACGGCCTTGAGCATGTTCTACCTGGGCAAGAACTCGTTCCGCAATATCGCATTGATTCTGCGTACCGTGATGAATGTCCAGGTGTCCCACACGACCATTAGTAACTGGTGTACCAACTTCGCCCCGATGTTCCAAAACATGGCCTTACAGCTCATTCCAGCACTCAATTTCAACTCTGACGAGTGGCATGCCGATGAAACTGTCGTTAAGATACAGGGCAAGAAATACTACCTCTGGCTCATTCTGGACAGTGAGACGCGCTTTGTCCTTGGCTTCCATCTGGACCGCCACAGGGACAGTCCTCAGGCTTTCACCATACTGGAAGCGGTAAAGGATTTAGGCTCGCCTCGCGCCATTGTGAGCGACCGTTACTTCGCCTATCAAATGCCTGTCAAGACGCTGCATGGGGTTCAGCACATCCGCGTGGAAAGTTTCCACGATGACATCACCAACAACCTCATTGAGTGCTTTAACAAGCAGTTCAAGGCATGGTACAAAACCAAACAGGGCTTTTCCTCTTTTTCCTCTGCCAACAACCTCATTTCCATGTTCATCTTTTTCTACAACTTCGTCCGCCCTCACTCCGCCTTGAATGGCCTTACTCCGGCTCAGTGTGCCGGCCTTCAACTATCCAAAAAGCGTAAGCGCGAGCTTCTGCTCGTTGCATAGAGCTTTTTTGTGCTTTCGGGTCCTATTTTTTCATTTTTACTTTACAGTGCCCATTTTTACGCCTCTGCCCACCGGAATGAACGAATACACGCCAATCACAGGCGCAAGCGGCAGGCTCGCATGACAGGCAGTCACCATCATGGCAAGCGCATTTTCGTCAACTTTGGCGCTGTCATGCATGACAATAGCATCCGATTCGCCCCTGCGCGTTTTCACACGCACGCGCTGCCCTTTTTTCAAGTCAACAGGCGTTTCAAAAAGATAATTACCGAATCCATAGTCGGCTTCAGGCCTTACAAGTACAACGTTCGTCATAATCTCAAATCTCCTTTTCTTTACACTTCACAAATTCGCAATGCCCATCGAGCGGGCAGTTGTTGCAAATCAAAACTTCATCCGGGCACGGGCCTTCCACGCAATATTCCAGCAGCGGATAGCTTAAATCGCTGCGTAAGGAACACATGCCATTTTCTGCATCACGATATTTACAAATCATGTCTGCTCCTCCTCTGCTGGCTGCTGGAGCCATTGCAATATCAAATCCGGACATCCATAAAAATCATCATTAAGTTTAGTCGAAAGAAACTCCGCCAGTTCATTATCATCCATTTCCCGGATGTGGTCGGCGTTGGTGATAATCTCCGGGTCGGTTTCAACACCGTATGTACTTCTTAAAGCAGCACAACCCGAACCACGATACGTCACGGTGCATTTCGCAAACGCCGGGCAGTTCTTACAGCCTTTCACGTGTTTTCCTCCTTCGGCTTTGAACGGTAAGCAATCCATGTTTTTCCGTATTCATCGCCTCTCCCCGCAATTAACCGAGACAAATTATATGCATCCCTCCATCGTGAAGTGTAATCAATTGGAATTGTAGGTTTAAAATCCACATACAATGGTTTAATATCATTTGGATGTCCTTTTTTTATATGTTCCTTTACTTCCTCTAGCGTCAGCGGCTGCGGGTTCTCGCGCTCCGCCTTGTATCGGTCGCGCTCTGCGGCCACCGTGGCAAGTTCGCCTATGAGATTCGTGTTGTCGATTTTTTCGTTGGTTAATTCGGCGCGCAATTGTTCAATGCGGTCTGCCGCTTCCGCTGTAATGCCTCCATGATTTTGGTATTGAGCGGAGTATGCGTTTAACCGCTCCACAAGCTCTTTATCTGTCATGGTCTGCCTCCATTTCCTTCAGCGCGGCCTCTTCTCCAATTTCCCACCGCAGTTTCATCTGCGCCGGGCACAAATCCACTTCCGGGCGTCTTTTACCCGTCCAACGCAGCCCGCCAGTTTTTCCCACACATTTCCAGCCCGCAGCACGCAGGCTTGTGCCCGGCTCGGTGTCGAGTATGTAGGTAATCAGCTTATGATACCCCATGGCGCGCGCAGCCCGCCACGCCGCCGCGTAAAGCATAGAACAGGCATTGCGGGTTCCATCGGTACAAAGACGATTTACTTCCAGCGTCCACCCATCGTCAAGGTGCCTCGACACCGGACGGCCAACAATGGCAACGCCGACTATTTTCTCTCCGTCTGTGCAGGCGATGGAGAACTTATGGCCAACCGTGGGCCTGTGATGGCGGTGATGCTCTGCGACAAAAGCGTTTGCTTCTTTCAATGTCACCGGGCATACTTCAAGCATTGTTTTCGCCCCCCATCGCATCCAGCGCGGCCTCGGCGGCTTCGCGGGTCAGAAATACGGTTTTGCCGACGTTGTTCAATTTATATCGAGCCTTCGTGCCACAATTACCTCCAGCAAGAATCAGGCCCCACCCTAAATCTTTTTTTCGAGTGGCTTTCCAGTTAATTTCACTGACTGTTTTTAATCGTACATACGGCTTGTATTCATGTTCGTAATCGCCAGGGTCAATTACATACACCGTATCCTCCACATCGCACGGCAGCACCACAAGCCGCCCCTTTTTCTTCGCCTGCGCCAGCTCCTCCGGCTCCAGCCCTGTTTCCTCGTATGCGGAGAGGCGGTCAACCCAGTCTCCACTGTATTCTGTATCGCCAATTTTAAGCCGCCATTTCCCACCGTCAAAGTATGTATATCTTTCCATGTAAATCCTCCTACCATCTGCGACCATCAACAGGTTCAAAGCGATTCTGGTCGAGCCAATTTTGCAAAACGGATTTTCGCCGCGTCCGCATCAATCAGCCTTGCCATTATCAGCCCTCCGGTTCCATGCTTCGATTGCTTCTTGCACATACGGTTCAAACATTTCCGTTTCTTTTTTGCATCGTTCCGATTTTTCGAAAAAACAGTTTCCCCATTTGCTAATGTATGGATTTGGATTCACAAGGCCGGGCGTTATAATCGGCTTGCCACGACTTCGACATTTATTGCAGATTATTTGCACACGGTACATCACTTTTTTGTCGCCAATTCCGTTATATCCGATAAAGCGATAATCCTTGAATGATATTTTTGCATTTCTACCACAGAACGGGCACGGCTTCAAGTCAGTCATTGTCTTCTCCTTTCAGCGGTCTGCCGCACATGGGGCAGAACTTTGGCTCATAAATACCGACAGTGTGCCACTGATTGCCGCTCAATTCCTCAAACATAATAGCCATAGGCTTTCCGTTACCTGACCTGATCATAATGCGTTTTTGCTGTTCAGATTCCCCAACGTCATGATACGAAAGGTCGCATCCTTCAAGGTCTGGTTCAAGCGTAGCATCAAAACAGAATCGGCATCCCTTGCTCCGTTCCTCACGCTCTTGGAGGGCGGAGATAGCAACATCACATGCTTCCTTTGCTTCGGTCCCCACCATCATCTTCAAGCCCGTGAATATGGCAATCGCTTTTTGGTCAGTCATTGTCTTTCCCTCCGTCTTTATCTGCCTCTTTCCAAACTTGGTATAAAGCGTAGGCCATTGGATTTCTTACAAATTCAAGATTTTTTGTTCTTTCGTATTCTTTCTGAATTTTATTTATGGCTGTCTCAATTTTCATCGTCATTCCCTCCATTCATCTTGGCGCCGCAGTTGGGGCAGAAGTTGTGTCTAACTGCTGTACCTTTCCTGCATACGCTTCACCTAAAAAACTTTTTTGGAATCCATCTTGGTTCTCCGTACTCATCATTTCCGTTATATGAACTTGTTTCGTATCCTATCCACTCACTATGCACCACCGGTGCGGCGTCAACGGCCGGGGCGTCCTCTATGTCTCCGACATCTACCACTTGCACATATCCGCACTGTGTATCTGCTTCCCATGCTTTTTCCAGCAGCGCCTTTCGGCTTATCAAATCAGCCATTGTTTTTCTCTCCAATCACATCGGCTCTACACCCATCTTTTCATATGCAACCGCTATAGCGTGCCGCATCTCATCTGTAAACGTATCTCTTCCGCCCTGTGCAAGAATCTCCAGCAGCTCCGTGCGCATCCGCGTATAAAATGCTCCGACCTCTCGCTCATCAAGCTCAAGCTCTATTGCTGCGTTGTAGTGCGCCAGCGCCATGGCTTCGCACACAGCGTCGATTCCTTCACGGATCCCGTTGTTTTTCACACGGGCAAGCGTAAGCGCAAGATTTTTGCTCATTCGGCCCACATCCTTGTTACAGTGATTTCTGTTCTCGGGTCAACTTTGTCCACATGGCCATACACAACAAGTGCGATATGAGAAAAATCATCGTCCTTTATTACACCAGCTTTTGTAAGACCGTCCAGAAGTAGTTTTCCGCAATAGTTGTCCGCATCGTGCCTGCGCTTGTCAGGGAAAAAATAGTCTATGCGGACAACGGCTCTTTCTGGCGGTTCCTTCACACCCGCGGCCTTGCACGCCCACTGCACTGTCTCTGTCCACTGTTTTTTGGACCTTCGATATTCCCAGCTGTTTAGCCGTCCTGCAAACCGATTTAAACTCGGTGGCACGCCTTTCAAAACAATTTTCATTCGCTCCTCCTTGTCTCAATCACGGAAAAATGCTGCTTTTCCCGGTCATACCACAACGGAATAGCTCCACACTTTCCGGTTTTGTTTTTCGCCACAATCGCCGTGTATTCCTCTTTTTCTTCATCGTTGTGCAAAAGGACTATTACGTCCGCATCCTGTTCAATCTGCCCGCTTTCCCGTAAATGCTCCATTTTAGGTACTTCTGTACCTCCGCGATTTAACTGGCATAACGCAATTACAAGCAAATTGTTTTTCTGTGCTATACGATGCAAGGCCATCGACATCTTTGTAACACGCTCATACAAGCTATTTGTTCTTTCTCCCGGGTCCATTAAACCCAGATAATCAATAACGATCGCATCGTATCCATGAGCCACCGCAAGCGCTTCCATTACCGCAGGCGAATATACCGTATCAACTACATCCACCTTGTATCTGGATAAAATATCTATCGCTTTCGCCTCTCGCTGTGTATCCCATGAGATTTCATTGTCCATTACATCCACAAGCCTGTATCCTCCGGCGCAAGCTACAATACGTTCTGAAATCCCTTCGTAGTTCGTTTCAAGGCTAAAGTACAACACTTTCTTTCCAGCGCGTGCAATGTTTAAAGCCATTTGCAGCGAATATGCTGTTTTACCAACGCTTGG